GGCTTCAAGGGAGCCTTCGACGCATAATGAACTGATTACAGTATTCTGACCATACGGCAGAAGCTGGGCAGAGGAGAGGCAATCTAACGAGGCGGATTGTTTCTCCTTTTTTCATGACCTCGACCAAAGGAGAAAATAATATGGCGAAAATCGTAATTTTAGGGAAGGAACTTGAGGGAGATTTTTTCGATGCTGACTTTATGGAGCGATATGAGACCGCTACAAGAGATATGCACAACAAGGCGACAGACGCTCGCGATCGTAAGTATGAGAAGGTAGCAGACGCCTTCCGTGAGCAGTGTGCGGTGGCGAGGGAATACTTCGACAGGATTTTCGGGGAAGGCACTTCCAAAGGCCTCTTTGGGGACAAAATGAACCTAAGGAATCACATGGAAGCTATCGCAGAGCTCACAGAATGTGCGGCAGGAGCAAAGAAAGAGATTAACGACCTTACGAATAAGTATACTCAGCGCTCTAAGTCTTTCAGTCAGGTCGTTTCTGCTAAAAAGCATTGAATCTCATTTTAGACGGCCTGCCGGAAGTAGTTGAGATTGCCGGCACTTCGGTAAAGATTGACACATCCTTCCGCACAGGGATTATCTTCGAGGAAATGTTGTCCGATCCGGAGCTGACGGACGATGATAAGCTTCTAACAATGCTCGAACTTTACTATCCCGGAATAGTTTTTGACGAAACGACATTTCGGGAGGCAATCGAAAAAATCTTTTGGTTTTACCGATGTGGTTCAGAACCACGGCAGACAGCCGGCGGTGATGAGAGCGGTGAAACAGTTTTTTCCTACGAGTACGACGCCGATTACATTTACGCCGGGTTTATGTCCGCTTATCGGATAGACCTTGCAAAAGAAACACTCCATTGGTGGCAGTTTCGAGCACTTTTTCGCTCACTACCGGAAGATACGCAGATAATGAAGATCATAGGCTACAGGTCTATGAAAATCTCTCCTAAACTCTCAAAAGAGCAAAAGGAGCATTATAAGCGTATGAAGCGTATGTATGCTCTTCCGGGAAGATATGAGCAAACGAAGGCCGAAAGTGACCTTACTGAAATCCTTATGAATGGCGGAAATCCTTCCGCGCTATTAAATGTTGAAGGAGACAGTAAGAAATGGCAGACGGAACACTAAATTTTGATACCAAAGTCGATTCCTCGGGGTTTTCTGGAGCAGTTGGACAGCTTGGTGGAATAGCCGGGAAAGCATTTGCCGGAGTGACTGCTGCAGTTGGTGCCGGCACAGTGGCATTTGCCGCACTGACAAAGAGTGCTCTTGATAATGTCGCAAGCTATGAGCAGTTAGTCGGCGGAGTAGAGACGCTTTTTGGCGCCGGCGGAGCAACAATCGAAGAATACGCTGCGAGCATGGGAAAATCCGTGTCTGAGGTAGAGGGGCAGTTTTCTACTCTTGAAAAGGCTCAAGCTACGGTGCTGGACAATGCGAATAATGCATACCGGACAGCCGGTATGTCAGCAAACCAGTACATGGAGACCGTAACAAGCTTCGCGGCAGCCTTAAAGCAAAGTACCTCGAATGAGGTTGAGGCGGCAAATGTCGCCGATCAGGCAATTCGAGATATGAGTGATAATGCGAATAAAATGGGCACTTCAATGGAGAGCATCCAAAATGCGTATCAGGGATTCGCAAAGCAAAACTACACGATGCTCGATAACTTAAAGCTTGGTTATGGTGGCACAAAAAGCGAGATGGAGCGCCTTCTTGCAGACGCGGAGAAAATCCATCAGCAAACAACCGGAGAGATAACCCATTACGATATAAACAATCTTTCCGATGTTTATACGGCGATTCATGAGGTGCAAACAGAACTGGGAATCACCGGCACAACGGCAAAGGAAGCCTCAACAACTATAGAGGGTTCTATGAATGCCGCAAAGGCAGCGTGGGACAATTTTCTCACAGGTACGGGGGATGTAGACCAGCTTGCGGAATCTGTAGCGACGCTTGCAAGTAATGTCGTAAATAATCTATCGGAAATTATTCCGAGGCTTGCCTCCGGATTACCAGCCCTTGTATCTAAGCTTGGAGATATGATTCCAGGTCTTTTTAATCAGATATTACCTTCCCTCATTAGTGGAGCGGTAACCTTGATAAATGGGCTTGTGAAGGTACTTCCGGATTTGATGAAAGGTCTTGTTCCTCCGCTTATTGCCGGAGCAATATCTGTGATTGGCGCGTTAGTGGCTGTTATGCCGTCTCTTTTATCAACTGCTGCATCTATAGGGCTCGACCTTATGAACACGATTGCGGATGGCATAGCGTCCTTTGACTTTGCAAGCCTTGCGGATACTATCGTAAATGGTATTTCTAGTTTCATATCCGGTGGCGGGCTCAAGAAGTTTATAGAGGCGGCAAAGAACATCATTGTTGGGCTCGCAAGGGGAATAAGTATAATGCTCCCGGAGCTGATTCCGGCATTGGTTGAACTTGTCATTTATATCGGGGAAACGATTCTGGAGCAGCTACCGGTACTCATAGAGTGCGCCGTGGAAATTATAGTTGCGTTGGCCAAGGGAATAATTGAGGCACTTCCTTTACTGATTGAAAGCTTGCCAAGGATTATCATGGCCATTGTCAATGCCCTTATAACCGGTATCCCGCTAATCGTACAGGCAATGGGCGAGATTATCCTGGCTATTATTACAAAACTGGGAGAACTTGCCATTCAGCTATTTGAGTGGGTGGCTCCTACGGTCGGGGGATGGATTCAATCCATCGGAGAGTGGTTTGCGCAACTCCCCGGATTGATTTGGACTTGGCTTACAGATGCGGTTACAAAACTTGGTGAATGGGGAGCCTCAATCTTAGAGTGGATTGCCACAAATGTGCCGGCATGGATTGAGAGTATCGGGGAATGGTTCAGCCAGCTTCCTGAGCGTATAGCTTACGCCCTTGGCTATGCGATCGGTTCAATCATAAAATGGGGAGAAAATGTTGTGAAATGGATTGCAACAAATGTACCTACCTGGATTGAGAGCATAACGAAGTTCTTCTCCGAGCTTCCCGGTAAGATTTGGACTTGGCTTGTAAATACGGTGACGAAAATCGTGCAGTGGGGCATAGAGATGCAACAGAAGGCCTCTACCGCGATTCAGACCATGATTAACTCGATAATCACCCTTATGCAGCAGTTACCGGGGAAAGTTTGGACATGGTTAGTAGATACGGCGAATAAGCTGAATCAATGGAAGCAAGACCTTGTTTCCAAAGGTACCGAGGCGGCTACAGGGCTCTTCAATGCTGTAGTTGACGGAATTAAAGGGCTTCCGGATAAGATGGTGTCTATCGGTAACGATATAGTTTCAGGCATTTGGAACGGAATCTCGTCCGGATGGAACTGGCTTACTAGCAAGGTTCAAAGCCTTGCGGAATCTCTTCTGGAAGGTGCAAAGGACGCCCTCGGCATTGCTTCACCTTCAAGGGCTTTCCGTGATGAGTTTGGACGCTGGATTCTTCCCGGAGCAGAGATAGGTATAGAAAAGTCTATGCCAAGCGCCTTAAAAACCATGAGGGAAAGTGCGACAGCACTCCTAAATGAAATGAAAGGCACTGTTTCAGCTTATAGTGGAGAGATTGCGCTATCTGCCGGAGCGTCAGAAAGCCGAAGGGCGTTTTCTGCCGGAGGAACATCGGTATATTACGATAACCGAATCGAACAGACAAATAACTACCATGAAGCAGTTCCTGCTCCATCGGTTGTGGCAAAAAATCAGCGTGAGGCGATTCGTAATATCGTCGGAGGTGTGAAATAATGGCAAATCAGATTAGAGTGGTTCTCTCGTGTAACGGGAGGACCCTTACTTTTGGCAAGGATAGTGATATCGACATCACGAAGATAACCGGGCTAGAGAGTTCGGATATCGAAATCAGTAAAAGTGATAACGCCCTTGTAGACGGTGAAACCGTAGATGGACTGAAGATAAAGGGCAGACCAATACATATTGAGGCCTCTTTTCGGGATTTAAAGAACAATAAAGAGAACAGGCAAAATCTGATTAAGTTCTTCAATCCAAAGTACACAGGAAAAGCACTCATTGAATATATGGGAGTGTCAAGAAATATTGAATATCGGCTTGAAGGCTGGACATTTAAAGCAAAGGCTTCACTCGATGCAAGACTGGCCATTGTTGTGGATTTATACTGTCCGGATCCGTACATGTTGAATATTGATAACTTCGGGAAAAACATGGCAGCATACACACCTTTGTTTGCTTTTCCTTGGATAATCACCGCTAAAAAGGTTACAGGACTGAAAAGACCTTACTCCGGGCTTGCATTAGGAGGGCGTGCGGCAGGATACAGAACGTTGCATAAAGAAGTGGCGCTTTCCAATGACGGTGATGTACCTACCGGTGTGATTATCAAATTCGTGGCCACAAGGGGGCCAGTAAGCAATCCTAAGATCGCAAGAATAGGAACGGGGCAATTTATGAGAGTAAGGGTGGAAATGGCCAAAGGGGATGTCCTTGTAATCGACACTAACGAACGCCATCAGATTGTTGAGCTTAACGGAGTAAATTGCTATCAGCGCGTGGATAGACGGTCTGAGCCGTTCCAGCTGGATGTAGGGGAGAATTATCTTGAATATGCGGCGGATACGAACTATGTCAATCTTGATGTAAATATCTACTATACGCCTAAGTATTTGGGGGTGTGATATGCAGGTATATATTCTCGATAAAGATTTTCAGACTATTGGAGCCATAAAGGTTTTTAATTCTCTGATATGGACACGCCGCTATTACGAGCCGGGGGTATTTGAGTTTCACACCTCCTCAAGCTTCTTCCCCTTATTTAACTCCGGAAAGTATATATGTCGTAATGATCGCGCTGAACTTGGAGTAATCCGGGAAGTCAATTATGCGCAGACAGATAAGGGAGAACGCTCAGCGTACTGCAAGGGTTATTTTGCAGAGAAACTACTGGACGATAGAGTTCTTCATGCCCCGGTTAATATATCCGGAACTCCGGAAGAAATCGCCCTTGCTCTTGTGGGTGGAGCAGCTATTCATCCGGCAAACTCCGGACGAGTTATTCCGCGGCTAGTCCTTGGTAATCGTAAAGGGCTAGGAACAAGAATTACATTGCAGACAACGGGGGATAAGCTTGGAGAAAAGCTATACGAGACAGAGCAAACACAGGAGCTATCTCACCGCATTCTATATGACTATGAGAGGAACACACTCACCTTTGAGTGTTGGAAAGGGCTTAATCGCACGGAGAACCAGGAAGAAAACTCCCCTGCGATATTCTCCAATCGTTTTTACAATGTGAAGTCAGCGATATATGGTCGAGACGAGTGTTCTTATGCAAATGTCGCATATGTTGCCGGTGAAGGCGAAGGGAATGCAAGAACTATTGTCGAAGTAGATATCCGCACAGATTCGGCAGAAGAGCGACGGGAAATATATGTGGATGCCAGAGATTTGCAAAGCGAGTATCAGGACGCGGGTGGGGCAAAACGCACCTACGATTCTGCTCAATATCGCGCCATTCTTAGGCAGAGAGGGCTGGAAAAGCTTTCGGAATACTCAAAGATTGAGACGGTTCACTCAGATATTGATGCCGGCGCTAATCTCGTATATATGAAGGACTTCGACTTAGGAGACCTTTGTACATATCAAAACATGGATGTCGGAATCGAGTGTGACGAAAGGATAACCGCAATCCAAGAGGTATACGAAGGGGCAAAAATGACCTTGAATGTTACCTTTGGCACAGACGAGGCGACAACTATCACGAAGATTATAAAAAGGGAGATTACGTTCTTGTAGATACAATTCGTGGGGAACAGATAGGCATAGTTCTTGGAGTTGCATTAAATAGACAGAATG